TATTCAGGTGCAAGTGATATAAATATATTTGATACAAATACAGTTATAGATACATCACAAAAAATTATAGATAATGTTAGAGAATTATTAAAAGGTTGTAGAGGTTATCTCCCTTATACAAGTGGAAAATATAAATTAATTATTGAGACAACAGGAAGTGCATCAATTACATTAACAGAAGATGATATTATTGGTGGATATAATTTATCTATTCCAACAAAAAATGAAAGATACAATAGAGTTATTGTTGGTTTTGTTAATCCAGCTAGGAACTTTCAAGTAGATGAAGTTCAATTTCCACCAATAGATGATAGTGGTTTATCTAGTGCAGATCAACACTCAACTATGAAAACTGCTGATGGTGGATTCTTATTAGAGGGCAGATTTTCATTCAAGACATTGACTTCGCCATACCAAGCTGAAGAAATGGCAGAAGTTATTTTAAGAAGATCAAGAGAAGCAATTACACTAGGATTAAATGTTAGCTTTGATGCTTATGATTTAGCCATAGGAGATATTGTAAATATTACACATAGTTCATTAGGTTTTTCTGCAAAAGCATTTAGAGTTATGGGTCTTACATTTAACGAAGATTTTACAATAGGATTATCTCTTGTTGAATATCAAGCTAGCCATTATACTTGGGCTAGTAAAGCACAAGTTAGTTCTACACCATCTACAAATTTACCTAATCCATTTACTATTCAACCACCAGCTAGTGTAACTTTAACTGACCAACTTATTGAATATAATGATGGAACTGTAATTGTAGCTTTAGATGTTGCTATTGGTGCTTCTCCTGATTCGTTTATAGATTTTTACCAAGTTGAATATAAATTAAGTACAGATTCAAATTTTATAATTTATGCACAAGGGTCAGGTTTAAATCACAGAGTTTTAAATGTAATAGATCAATCAACTTATGATGTAAGAGTAAAAGCAGTAAATACACTAGGAGTATCATCAACTTATGTATCTGCACAAAGAACTATTGTAGGTGCGATTGCACCACCATCAGATGTTACAGGATTATCATGTAATATTTTAGGACAGGAAGCACATTTAAGTTGGGAACAAATATCTGATTTAGATTTAGCATTTTATAATTTAAGATTTTCAGAAGCAACTGATGGAACTGCTGATTGGCAAAACTCAGTGGCATTAGTTGAGAAAGTGTCAAGACCAGCAACTTCAATATCTGTACCAGCTAGAACAGGAACTTATTTAATAAAAGCAGTAGATAAATTAGGCAACTTTAGTTCTAATGCAACTGCAATTATTTCTAATGTAACAAGTGCTTTAAATTTTAATACAATCACAACACAATCTGAACATCCTACATTTGGTGGAACTTTAACAAATACAGTTATAACAGATAGTGCTATAGAGTTAGATTCTTCAGAACTTTTTGATGCGGCTAGTGGAGATTTTGATGACGAAACAACAAGATTTTTTGATTCAGGTGTTGCTAATGCAGACTTTCAATCAACTGGTAATTATCAATTTGCTGATGTTATAGATATAGGTGCTAAACATACAGCAAGAATTACAGCATCTTTAACACAAACATCAGATAATCCTGATGATTTATTTGACAACAGAAGTGGAAATTTTGATTCTGCTTCGTCAAACTTTGATGGAGATACACCAGCAAACTGTAATGCTCATATAGAGATTGCAACTTCAGATGATAATTCAACATACACAGATTTTAGAACATTTGTAATTGGAGAATATACCGCAAGATATTTTAAATTTAGAGTAGTTTTAATTTCAAGAGATAATGCTTCTACGCCTGTTGTTTCAGCAGTTACAGTTACAGTAGATATGGTAGATAGAATATTTAGTGGAAATGATATAGTAAGTGGTTCAGGAACTAAATCAATAACATTTACAAATCCTTTCAAAACTGTTAATTATGCAGTAGGAATTACTGGACAAGGAATGGCAACAGGAGACTATTTTTTAGTAGAGAGTAAAACTATAAATGGATTTAATGTAACTTTTAAAAATAGTTCAAATACAGCAGTTTCTAAAACATTTGATTTTATTGCAAAAGGATTTTAAAGGAGTATAAGAAATTATGGCACAACATGACATGAATATTGCTAACCAATCTTTTCCTAGCTTTAGGACAGATTTAAATAATGCACTTACAGCTTTAAATACTATGCACTCAGGCACATCAAGACCTAGTGGTGCGGCTGTCGGAACTATGTGGCTGGATACAACCAACTCAGGATCTAACAGTTTAGAAATTAAATTTTTTGATGGGTCAGATGATATATCTTTTGCTACTGTTAATACATCAGCAAACACAATTAACTTTATTGATAGTACTGTTGCATCTGATTTAGTTAATGATAGTTCTCCGCAATTAGGTGCAGATTTAGATACAAACTCTTTTAACATAAAAATAGATGATGCTCATTTTATTGCAGATGATGATGGAAACGAACAAATAATATTTCAAAAAACAGGATCAGCAGTTAATGAATTAGAAGTTACAAATGCGGCAACAGGCAATCCACCGATTCTAGGTGCAAGTGGAGAAACAAATGTTAGTCTTCATTTAAAACCAAAAGGATCAGGAGAAACAATTATAGGATCAGGTGGTGCGGCGGCTACTTTAACAACAAGTGGTGCATACGATTTAGTTCTTGATACAAATGCTGGTACAAACTCAGGAAATATTACAATAACTGATGGTGCAAATGGAGATATAAATATTTCAACAAATGGAACTGGTGCAATTAAATTTAACGATCTTGCTCTTATTCCTCAACAAGCACTAACTTCATCATCAAATGCTGTCGCATGGGATACACAGGCAAAGCCAAACGCATATCATTTAACAACAGAAAATACTACTTTTGGTGTACCAACTAATCCTGTTGAGGGTGCTTTTATATCATTAGAAATTAATTATGATGGCTCACACACAATTGCATTTAATACTGTTTTTGAGTTTGCGGCTTCAACTGCACCAACATTTACTTCAACAGATGGTAAAACAGATATATTAGTATTCAGATACAATGGTGCTGTATGGCAAGAAGTAGGTAGAACATTAAATTTAAGTGAGAGTTAAAATATGTATGCGATAGTAGAAGATAACGAAATAAAACAAATTATTACAAATCCTAAATCAATGATTATAGGAGATGTAAGATACCCTGCTAAAATATTTTCTGTATGGTCTCAATCAGAATTAAATGCCATAGGTATTTATGAAGTCATTACAGATTCAACAAATAAAAAAGATGAAAAGTGGTATATTAACACAAACGAATCTTACTCATTTGCAAACGACCAAGTTACAAGATCATGGGAAACTGCTACACCTAAAGCACACGCAGATAGCTTATGGACACAAGCAGATTTAGATGATGGATTTTTACCAGATGACAAAGAAGTTGGAGATGTAAAAGTTGAGGGTTTAAAAACAGTTTTGATTAGAACTCTAAAACAACAAGTAGCTGGAGAACTTGCTAAAACTGATTGGTACATAACTAGAAACACAGAAAAAGAAACTGCTATACCATCTAATATATCTACTCACAGAGATGCAGTTAGAACTAAACAAGCAGAAATGGAAACTGCTATAACAAATGCAAGTGATACTCCAGCTTTAGAAACT